TGGAGTTACTTACAAACACGAATAAATCATTGCCACTTTAATCCTTGGCCTTATTTTTGTGACTTGGATTATTTTTTTGATTCTAAAATGTCTTTGATAGAAAAGTAGGACTTTCCTATCAAAACAAGAAATATCTCCATAATGTTTGATAAAAGGCAGCCTTTTGGTTGTCACCCTAATAGGAAACGGTTCAATCTCCGATGCCCATACTGGGATAATACCGGAAATTAAACCGCCTAAAGGGAAACCACCCGAGCCGTCAAAAAGACTGCCTAGGGTCAGTTTATTCATTGGCTACCTCCAACTCATCATATTTATAACTGAGTCCATCCCTTTGAACACTTACCTCCTTGGAAGTACCAACTTGCTCAATATAGCGTTTTACAATAACATCACAGAATTTCTCATCCAGTTCCACTGTGTAGCAAACACGCTCTGACTGCTCACAAGCAATTAATGTACTTCCACTTCCTCCAAAGGGATCGAGTACAATTGTATTACTCATAGAGGAATTCAAAATAGGATAAGCAAGAAGAGGAATCGGCTTCATCGTAGGATGATCACCATTTCTCTTTGGCTTATCAAACTCCCATATGGTAGTTTCTTTTCTTCCCGTATACCATTGATGTCTTCCTTTCTTCTTCCAACCAAAAAGCACTGGTTCGTGTTGCCATTGATACGGTGATCGCCCCAAAACAAGAGATTCCTTTTTCCAAATACAGCACCCAGATAAATAAAAACCGGCATCCGAGAAGGCTTTTCTAAAATTAAACCCTTCGGTGTCGGCATGAAATACATAGATGGAGGCATCGTCTGCTAATGCTTCTTCAATATTGATAAAGGCATCTAAGAGGAATTGATAAAAGGCATCATTTGTCATATGATCATTTTTGATTTTCCCTGCAGAGCCTTCATAATTTACGTTGTAGGGAGGGTCTGTCACACACAAATTTGCCTTGTTTTTATTCATCAGCAGATCATAGGTTTCTTTTTTTGTCGAGTCACCACATACGAGTCGATGCCTACCTAATGTCCATATGTCACCAAACTTGCTGATTGCGGGCTTTTTTAATTCTTCATCCACATCAAAGTCATCATCGTGAATTCCATCCTTAATGGTATCTTTAAATAAGTCATCCAGTTCTTTAGGATCAAATCCAGTAAGCGAGACATCAAAATCTGCACCTTGCAAATCAGAAATCAGAAGGGCAAGCTTATCCTTATCCCAATCACCGCTAATTTTATTAAGAGCGATATTGAGTGCTTTTTCTTTTTCCTCATCCATCTCAATGATGACGCATTCGACTTCTGATATACCCATGTCAATGAGAACCTTGAGTCTTTGGTGACCACCTACAACATTGTCAGTAACCTTATTCCAGATAATCGGCTCCACATACCCGAATTGCTCGATAGAGCGTTTCAGCTTTTCATACTCTGCATCACCGGGTTTTAAATCCTTACGAGGATTGTATTTAGCAGGAAGCAGGTCTTTTGTATTCTTTTTTTCAATCAGCATATTATTTTCCTTTCCGAGCAGATAATAACCGCTCCATTAAATCATCTTGTGGACTTCTGCCACCGAACTCTACAGAGCAGTTTTCTTTAACAATCTGGTAAATCTGATACCAACACTGATTTACTTGTTTCATGTATTCACGGCTCATAGCAACATACGGTGATGCTATGGCTGCCGATGTAGTAGGATGCTTTGCAAGAAATCCATATTCTGAAATACACTCCTCGCACTGAATCCAACGAGAAACACTCATGGCATATTGCTCGATCAGCTGGTTGTTTACTAACATTTCGCAGCTACGATCCTTTAACCATTTATAGGTTTCTATATAAATATCTTCTGCACAGAGGTCTTTACCGTTTTTCTGAGCCGCCTTTAGATAATCTTTTACTGGAGGAACATCCGTGCCTTCCATTTCTGCTGGCTCCGGCAGTACTTGAGCCCCGTTTAATCTGCCATCAGCAATTTTATCTGTTAGAGCTTTTGATTTTCTTCCTGCGCCAACACGCTGGCCACCTCTTGCTGTGCCGTCCTTTGCCATTTTTCCACCTCACTTTTCTAAAAGTCTTTAATACCCCCTTTGATTTCTGATTTTTACACGCAAGACCCCAGGCCGTTGTCCGCTATAAAAGGTGTAGAGATTTGAACCGCCCCTGGCTCACTTTCTAATCTGTCTATCACCAATTTCTAAATGTATCTTGTTGTGGCAGGACTTACATAAAGACATCAAATTACTTTTGTCATGTGTACCACCTAAAGAAATGGGGAGGATGTGATGTACTTCTTCAGCAGGGGTAAGCCGTCCGTTTTCCTCGCACATCTCACACAAAGGATGTTCCCTGGCATATCTGTCACGGATTCTCTTCCAGGCTCTACCGTACTTTTTATTGACATCCGGTGAACGTTCAAATTTATCGTAGCGCCTGCGCTCTACTACTCTATGATCCTCACAGTACCTCCCATCGGTTAGGTTAGGACATCCTGGGGTACTGCACGGTCGCTTTGGTCTTTTGGGCATCATTTCACCTCGCTTTCCGGGCATAGAAAAAGCCCTGCGAGGAATTCCCACAAGGCTTGGTAAATATTTATATTTTGCTGATTATATACTAACACAAATGCAATAGTGGTATCTTGTTGCAAAGTGTTGCAAGTTGTGCAAGCTATATTTTAATAGGATCTTTAGGAAGAGCTACATGATTAAGAGCTGCATTATGCCATCTGTAGACTGTTGTTCTATCGGCATTAAGTTCATCGCCAATTTGCTCCCAGGTTAGGTTATGAACATACCGATACCGTAATACCATGCGCTCATCAGTGTCTGCAACCTCGTTTATAACACGCCTTATCTGCTCCTTGAGTGCTACAAGATTATCTACTTCCGTGTTTATTTTTCTTTCCAAATCCATAATCCGCTCCAAACACCTTACAAACTTGGCATCGGCATTTTGTGAGGTTTGAACTTTTTCATCCCAACTTGGTGATGATACACTTGTTGCCATTTCTCTTAAGGATTCCATTTCTTCGATGTCTGATTGTATTCTTTTATCAAGCCTGTAAGCTTGGTGTAAATATTCCTTTACTTTCATATCTCTCTTACCTCCGATTTTAATTTTTTGATTAGGATGTTCCCATCAACAGAGGTAAGTTCTCTATACCAATCAGAGCGGAAGAACCTCTCCACCTCGTTTTTCATTAATTTAGCCGGCTCATAGTTTGGACGCTTTTTAAGTTTCTTTAACGCAGACCTATAATCTTTAACTGCCATTAAAATGATGGCATTGGCTAAGTTTTCATAAGGTGTGGTCATCGCATCACCTCCAGCTTTGCTTTTACAGCATCAATAAGGGAGGCTTGTGTCTCTTCTTTTCTTGTAAGAGCAGTCATTACATCTTCGTCAATAGTACCCTTGGTAATTATGTGATGGATAATAACCGTCTCGTTTTGACCTTGCCTGTAAAGTCTGGCATTGGTTTGCTGATATAACTCCAATGACCAAGTAAGTCCGAACCAAATAAGTGTTGAACCACCGCTTTGAAGATTAAGACCATGTCCTGCACTTGCTGGATGGATCACAGCGATAGGGATATTGCCATCATTCCAATCTTCAATATCCTTCGATGTTTTTATTTGCCTCACCGGAAATCTATTCTTAATTCTCTCTAAATCATGTTTGAACCAATATGCAACAAGGACAGGTTTGCCATTTGCACCTTCAATTAAATCTTCCAGTGCATCAAGTTTTTTGTCATGGATGATATGTGTCTTGTTTTCACTATCATAGACAGCACCGTTTGCCATCTGTAGAAGTTTTCCTGAAAGCACAGCAGCATTAACTGCATCAATCTCCTCATCACCTAATTTCGTGACCATATCATTTTTAAATTTAGAGTATATGTTCCATTCCTTTTCATTCAGAGAAACAGACACTTCATTTACGATGCATTCAGGCATTTTAAGATAGTCTATGGATTTCATGGAAATCGTAATATCAGATATCTGCTTATAAATTTTGTCCTCAGCACCAGGCAGTGGTTTATATGAAAATATAACCTGTGCATTACGTTTATCCGGAGTGAAGTAAGTATTGCGGTAGTGAGTGATATATCTGCCAAGTCTTTGACCTAAGTCTAGAATGCGAAACTCTGCCCATAAGTCCATTAAGCCATTACTCGATGGAGTTCCTGTAAGACCTACAATTCTATTAACAGATGGCCTTACTTTTAGTAGACTTTTAAACCTTTTAGCACCATAGGATTTAAAGGATGATAACTCATCAATGACCACCATATCAAAATCAAATGGGATACCACTCTTATTTACAAGCCAATCCACATTTTCACGATTGATGATATACATTGTTGATCTTGTCATAAGAGCATCAATTCTTTCTTTTTCTGTTCCAACGGCTACAGAATAGGATAGACCTTTCAAATGCTCCCACTTTTTTATTTCAGAAGGCCAAGTATCCCTTGCTACTCGAAGTGGCGCAATGACCAAGACCTTTCTTATTTCAAAATTATCAAGGCATAGGTCATAAATAGCAGACAGGGTAATAACAGTTTTTCCAAGACCTAACCCATGTCCAAAAACAGGGCTGATATCTCATTTTTTTCGATATAATCGATACAAAATTTTTGATAGTCATATGCTTTGAACATCATAAGGGCATCACCTCCTTCACTATCTTTAGTGGTATTTCTCCTTTTTCAAAAAACTTTTTTATTTGTACGTGATATCTCATATGATCAGCACTTGACGAGAAAACCATCAAGTTATCAGGATTATTATTTCTTCGATTGCCGTCAATGTGATGTACAACCTCATTCTTTTTTAATTTTCTACCAAGTTTTTGTTCTGCCACCACCCTATGAGCATGTCTCCCATAGTATTTTGTATATGTTTTTCCTTCACCTGTGCCTAGCCTAACTTTTCTCATTTTTGCTCTCATCTCTTTCGTCATCTTTGTTGGGTTCAACTTGCGATTTAACTCTGAGAGATGCTCTGCCATATTTGTATAGTCTTTGAGTTCATAATATCCAGTAGGGTTTATACTTTTATTGCTAAAATCGGATAAACACTTGCGAGAACAAAAATTATGCTTTTTTATTTGTGATGGGTATCTTGAAATCTCTTTGCCGCACCAATCACATCTTATTGTTGATTTCACTGAGCACCCCTCCAATCTGCCCTACACTGTCTAAGCAATAAACCGAAAAACCTAATACCTCCAGTTGTTTCTTTCTTTTTTCTTGTATAGGGCGCATCTTTTTTCCCGTTGCTTTACACTCAACAAATGCCATTCTCCCCATAGGAAGTAGTACAATGCGATCTGGCACACCATCAACTCCAGGACTTACAAACTTCAGTGCAATACCTCCCATGTCTTTAACTGCTGCTACAAGTTTTTTCTCTATATATTTTTCAGTCATTTTTTCCTCCCATCTGACACAAGAAACACAAAATCACAACCATTCCCCTATATTTACTAACGCGCGTATACGCTCACAGTTATTTTCTATCTACTTTTAAGAAAAAGCATTTTGAATATAAGGTAAAAAGTTGTGTTGTGTCGCATTCTTGTGTTCTCTATCCACCATAATGATATAGTCGCTGCCTACCATAAATCGGCAAACGCTTAATACTACTGGTTCGTTCCCAACCGGCAATCTGAGACATAAGTGCTGCAATCTGATAACTGTCGGTAGTCTTTAATTCTGGGAGACTACGATTAAAGCATTCACACCAAATTTCCGCATTGCTTACAGATGTTCGTGCAACAGTACCTGTATGCTTGGCTCCACCAAATTCGCTACCGCTTAGGTAATTCCTACGGGCAAATAAGTCCATACTATCCCAATCATCTGGAAGTAGAGTATTTAGGTATTCTTCAACCATGCCAACACGCTCATCAGCCTCCATCGCACCTTTCTGTGCTTTTTCAGCCTCCTCTAAAACATCACCCTCGAGGTACAGTTTTTCACCGGATTTCCATATTTCTTTAGCTTCGGCCCAGAACTGCTGCCTATATTCCTCTGTAAAATTCCAGGTTTTCTTCTGCTTCTTCTGATGTACCTTAATAATCCAAAAGCGGCGATTTCCTGTGATGTCACGTAAATACCCACGCTCACCATTTACCGTTGCAATGACGATGCACTGTCTAGGATGGCTTTCAACAACTCTGCCATAGGATGGTCTATATTTATCATCTGAGGTAGAGAGGAACGCTTTCACTTTTTCAATATCAGCTTTCTTCATTCCAGCAAGTTCACCGATTTCAACCACCCAGAATCCCTGCAGTTTTTCAGCACCAGATTTATCATCCATATCGGTAAGGGATAGAGTTTCAGAATAGAAATCTGCTGTTACAAGGTCTTTAATGATGGTGCTTTTCCCAATACCCTGATCACCATCAAGCACAGGAACACAGTCAAACTTAATTCCAGGAACATATATCCGTGCAACAGCTGCTGCAAAGGTCTTTCTGGTCACTGTGCGTATATACTCGGTATCATCTGCCTGGAGATATTTGATAAAAATATCTTCCACACGTTTTACTCCGTCCCATGCAGGAAGGGAATCAAGGTAATCCCTTATAGGATGGAATCTCCTATCATCAGCAACCTTAGTAAATGCAACATCGTGGTTTCTGCTTGAAAACGGAAGGTAGCGAATATCCATAATGGACTTAAGCTGGGCTGTGTCGGCATCTCTCCAAAATACGTTACCTTCTGGTCTTTCCCATGGTAGTGATCCCGTGACCTGGATACGGTTCGACAGCTCGTTATATGCAAAGTTCTTGAAATCGGGGTCATGATTAAGAATAAGGTTTAAGTTGTATACGCTGTTTTCCAGTAAACTTGATCTAGGCTGATACCTAAGTCTTGACTTCCAATCATCTCCACTGTCAGTGAAATCCACTTCAGCCTCTGCTAGTTTTTCATTAGTAGCAAAGACTTTTACCTCATCAATTTTCATGGCAAAATCACACATATTCTTAAAGGACTTCTTATCATCCTCATCACCAAATTTATGGATACGAACGATGTCAAAGGCATTGCATAATTTTAGGTATGCCGGGTCCTTGGCATGATGGCTATACACGAACTTGCCACCTTCTTTGATTTCAACTCCGGCCATACTGCTTGACTCTATAAAATGGTAGCGGTCCTCATTTTCTGTAGGCTCGTAGACGTCTGATAAAAATGCATCGATTGCTTTTGTAACAGGGAAATAAACTCTATTGAAAAGACCCACAACACCCTCCTTTTCAAGAGGGTCCTGTACCTTCTCATGCGAAACTGTATTTGCCTTGCTCTCCCTAGATGAAGTCGGAAGTCTTGTAGGATCAGTCCATTCGGGATGGGCTATTAAAATATCATCTGGATTAAGCCAAGTTTTGTCTACTTCCTTATATACAAATTTTCCGTTAGATGGAGTGCTTGGCCAGTACATCAGCTGGTTTGGTAGATAGGAGCATTCATCGAAATAATCCATGCCAAGCATCTGTGCTAAATATCTTGAAACTGCTACAAATTCCTCTGAGGTTACATCTCTTGTTAGGGGAAAAATAAGACGCACCCGTGGATTTTCTTCTGTGCTACTATGGGTTGAATAAAGAACAGAGGTATATGCAGCATTCGATTCATAGTTTTCAAGAAATTCTTTATTAATTTTGTCACCATCTAAAGCAATCATTGATCGAAGTTCCACAGTATCGTTTTTTCTGCGACCACCTTTTAATACACCTGCAACAAAGCCACCATGGTCTTTTGCATTATCCTTTTGACCTTTACTGAACTTGGCATATTCTTCAGCTGATTCCGTGGTCCTAATTGGAGTCTTCAATCTATCTTTTAGCGCATCAAAAGTGATTTCTTTGTTGACCCACTTCTTTGCCTGTCGGCTGTTCCCATAAGCAATGGCTAATTTTCTCAACTTAATAACCTCCTTTCAAACGAGGTCTTTGTCCATGTTCAAATCTTGCCTGTCTAGCAGCACGATAGGCTTTTTCAGTTGCTCTACGGTCCATATCACAAAGATAGTTACTGTCATCTCCAAACAGCTCAAATTTGCCTTGATGATTTATCCCAGGATATCCAGCAAAGTAATCTCCATCGATAGTTTCGAAGTTATACTTATTAGGCCAATTACTGTTGTTTGCATAGGCTTCACCTTCAATGCACCATAGGATTTCGTTAATATCTGTACCACTTGGAATATTTCCAACCACAAGGATTGCTGTCTTGGATTTTCCGTAAGTATCAGGATCGTCTTTTCCCAGTTCGTAGAAACGGTTAATTTTCTCAGCATCAGCATCGGTCATTTGTCCCTTTACTTCTACATAAAGGTCTCCGCAGGATCTACCATCTACACCATGAAGAAGAAAATCCGGAAGATACACTAGACCATTTCCAAGATCATAGCCTTCGGGTTCATACTCATATTCAATACCACAGAAATCGAAAAACACGGCCCAGCGAGCCTCAAGCCTTGATCGGAATAGATAACCTTTATATTCAGTCTGTATTGCCTTTATTTTTTTCATAAAGCCTCTACCTCCTCAAAATCCTTATTGAAATATCTGACCGGTTGTCTACGTTTCTTTGCCTTTTCTATTTCAATACTCATGCCTTTTGAGATAACATCAC